CCCGCTCACGCGGGGATGAGCCGACGACGCCGTGTGGCGGGGAACATTCTTACCCATTTGACGCAAAGCCCACACAATCAAACCGGAACAGTCAACGCCGCCGGGCACGTTCACGCCACCCCAAACATAGGGTGTACCGATAGCCTTGCGAGCTGTGTTGACAAGGTCGCCGCCACCAATCTTTTCAGTTTCACCCTTAAAGATTGCCTTTAGGCGGTCAAACCACATGGGCGGCATAGCCTTAACCATGTCACCAACCGCGCCGGAAGTGACCTTGCCCAACAGTTTACGGGTAGGGGCGAGCACTAGTTTCTCAATAGTTTCGAGAGGGTGCATAAAGGCGTGGCCGATAGACTTCGCCTTGTCCTTGGTCCAGTTCCAAGCCTTACCGGTCTTGTCTGTAATCCAACCCCAAGCGTCACCCAGGATGCCGCCGTCAGCGAAAGCGGTTTGTCCAGCGTCGCCACCATAGCTAAAAGCGTGTCCGCCGCTTTGCACGGCAAGCCGGTTCATGCGGTGTACAGCCGACGGGCCACCAACAGCCTTAACCCACTCGGGGCGCATGATAGCCTCACCGCCGCTAAGCTCCAAAGCCCCACCGGTGGGGGAATAGAACTTATGCACGTCCCGACCCGGAGTGTAGCCGGGCAGAACACCACCGGACGCAAATCCAGCCTTAATGTCAGGCAGACGGGTTTTAATACCGATAGTGCTAGCCGCCGTGTTAAACCAGGTCTTAAGGCCCTTGTTGTATACAGTATCAATGACAAATCGGACAGGGGTTTTAGCGGCGTCCTTGATACCGTCCCAAGCCTTGCTAACAACGTCACCCATTGTTTTAAAGCCGGACTTTATACCGTTCCAGAACGTGGTGAAGATCGGGGCTAGATTGTCGCGGTACCACTTGCCGACAGCATCAGCGCCAGACTTGATAGCATCCCAGGTTTGCTTCAACCCGTGGTCCCAAACCCATTGAGCTACGGCGGCCATGCCCCTAAACGCTGCCTTGATAAGCTCAATGTTCAGGTTGATAACCCAAAGTAGAACTTTGATACCAACCTTGATAAGCTCAAACACGGGACCGATAATCCAATCCCACACCCATTTAAGCACAGCCCCAACAGCCTGAAACACTGCGCCGATAATGTCGCCGCCAACCTGGAACGCCGCCTTGAGCACATCCCAGCCAACCTTAAGGGCGGGCACAACATAGTCAACGAAAACTTGCTTAAGAGTGTTGAACCAAGAAACAAGCTGATCAAACAAAGGTTTGAGGTAAGGCATTAGCTCATCAACAAGTTTCTTGCCGCCATTGTAAAGACCTACTAGGGCGTCAACGATTAACTTTATGACAGCTACGCCAGCACCCGCCGTTAGGGACCCTAACCATTCAAAGAACGGTGCGATTTTCTCCCAAGCTTTGTCTACCCAATTTTTAATGTCGTTAAAGCCTTTAACCATTTTGTCGGCGAAAGCCTGCATTTTGGGTGCGGCTTTGTCTACTGCGGGGCCGATAGATTCAAAAGCTCCCGCGACGCGTTTAAGCACCCCGCCAATAAGGGATGCGCTCATATCAGCCACAAGACCAATGATCCAGCCGATTATGGCACCCAAAATTCTAAAGGCGGGTACCAGCACTGGCATTAGGAAGTCCCAAAGTTTTTTGAAACCATCCACTGCCGCCTTAATTGGCGGTAACATGCGCGAGAAAGCAGAGGCTAGCTTTTCTATTAATGCGCCAAGTAACCCGCCTGCGAACTGTTCCACCATTGCGACAACGTCGATTAGCATATCTCCCAAGTCTGATAGAACTGGAAGTATGTAGGCGGTGACCATTGAAACAATGTTCGTTAAAGGCCCCTCAATCTTAGCGGCCCCTGAAACAATCGGCGTAATCAGCTTGTCAACTATACCGCCCAGCAAGTGCCCTGTGGTGGCGCCGAAAGCGTCCACAAACTTTTGTAGCTGCGTAATGGTTGGGTCTAAAGCTTGACCTAGTTTAGAGATTTCGCCGCCCAGGTTCGCTACAGAATCCCTGAACTCTTTAGACTTCATCCACGCTAAAACGATAACGCCAATGAACAAGCCAACACCGGCGGTCAGGCCGGAGAATAGCCCGCCAATAATGGGCAGGTTAGGGAGGATCAAGCCCAGAGCCGCGCCAATGAAAGGGATAGCGTCAGCGAAACCAGAGAACGCCTTACCGCCGTCCTTGTTGGCTACGTTAATAAACTTGACAATTTCGTTAAAGAACGCCTTGGTGTATTCCTGCACTTTCATGATTACGCCAAGGATGCGCTCATAGCCGATAGCGTCAATGATCTTAGCCAAACCGCGTTGAATCTGGTTCTTGACGTTACCCCACGCGGTTTCAATGCCGCGTGTGGCTGACTTGGCCTGATCTGTGAATGACGCAAACCCGTTAACGCCTTGGCTATTGAGTTTGATTAGTGCGGCGTTAAAATCGTCAAACGAAACCGTGCCATCTTTCATGGCCGTATACAGTTCTTGCGAATTGTGCCCAGCACCTAGCAGCGCTTCTGCGATTTGGTTTAGCTGCGCGGGCATGACTTCCATTAGGGCGCGGTAGGACTGCATGTCCACCTTGCCCTTAGCTAACTGTTGCGTGTACTGCACGAACGCGCGGTTAGCTTCAGCAGCACCCTTACCGCCAGCAAGCAGAGCGTTGTTAAGGGAGATAGCCACGTCAGAAACATAGGACATTTCTTTGTCTGGCATGGCCGACTTCAACGCAACAGACATATCGGTCATGTCATTAAGCTTGGTGGGCAAGCCGGTAATGGCCTTGTCCATCTTGGCTAAGGCGGCTGACGCATCATCAGTAGAGACGCGCATGTTCTGCATGATGCGCGGGAAGTTATGGGCCGTGTCCACACGCTCAATAGCCCCGCCAAGTTGTGAGGCGATAGCCGCGCTAAGCGCGCCAATAGCCGCAAGACACCCATTAACCGCCGTGTTAAATGAGGCTTCCAAAGCTTTTCCGGCTTGGCCAGCAAAAAAGCCAACCGTGTTGCCCATAGCCTTTAAAGGGCCTAACAGGTGTGAGGCAGGGTTGAAAGCTTTAAACTTGTCAACCATCCCACTAATAGACTTGCGCGTTTCTTCAGGTAGCACATTAAACATGCCTTGTGCGCCCTGTTTGATAGCGCCTTTGAGTTTCCCAATAGTTCCTGTGGTGTTGCTGACAAGCCCATACAGCGTTTGGGCGTGTTCAGTCGCAAGCGTTTTGATAGCGCCGCCCACGTAGCTGAAAGCGCCACTAACGCCCTTACCGATAGTGGAAGCTAGGTTGCCCACGGCTGAAGTTAACGGTTGGAAAATGTTAGAGACAGCACCAAACGCCTTGGCGAAAGGGGCCGTGATTTTACCAGCCACGTTAGCGACGGCCTCATGAATCTTGCCGAAACGATCCTTAACGCCATCAACAAACTTTGAGACAGATTCCTTTACCTTGTCGAACACCTCAGCAAATTTAGCTTTGATCGGTTCGATAGCTTTTTTGATCTGATCAGCTAGACCATAGAACGCATATGTGAGCTTGGTTTTTGCCGCTTCAGCCGCTGCCGCCAAGCGGCGAAATGGGATCGTAGCAACGTCGATAGCCGCTGCCGCTTTGACCGATTTCACTATCACGGCGTCAAAAGCGCTATTGGCTTTAGCTTGAATTTTCTCGAACTCGGGCGCAAGGGCTTTACCAAGCTTACTGTCGTTAAAAGCTTGTTTTAGCCGCTTGCCGGTTTCAGTAGCGCCCGCGCCTACCCCTGCGAACGCGGCGCTAATTCCCGCCATTTCCTTAGAGACACTAGCGCGAACGCCACCAATATTCAAATCTTCTTTTATGCGCCCAAAGGAAGACTTAATAATGTTGCGGTTAAGCTCACTCCAATTTGAAGTGATGCGGGTGATGTTCTCACCCATTTTCTTATACTCGGCCTTAAGTTCCGGGGAGGCTTTTTGAATGTCTGCCCTTAACTTGGTGACAAAGTCGCTAGCCATGTTGTATTTTTTGCTAGCGTCTTTCCAAAGCTTCACAATAGCTTCCACCATCCGGTTACCCAGACGGGCGGAAGCTTTTTCCCACTTTTCCTTTTCGCCGCCGAAAGCCTTGTCAAGGGCTTCAGCCGCGCCCTTAACTGTGGGCACGATTGACACATAGGTGTTGGCTAACTCAATATATTGTGGCCCTGCCATGTTACCTGCCTAACGTATAGAACTTGGCCCCACTCTGAACTTTGTGAATTTAACGACCGGCGCCTAAAAATTTTTGATCCGCGTTATTCAGCCAGTTCAGGCGGGGCCAATACAAAGAGCGCTCATTGCTCAATATTGGGAACTAGGCCGGCGGTCTGGCTTTTGTTCCTTGCTTTAATTCTAGCAATACGTGCCTTTTCTAGCATGGCCTTAGCGCGTAGCTTTTCGCGCCACCCAATCTCGGGCGGCTTAGGCTGTTCGGGCATGTCACGTTGTTTAGCGTCAAAGCCGCTAAGCACCACGCATGTTAACTTCCACAGCCAACTATGTAGCGCGTGTTCTTCGCCGGTCCAAGCGTTCGGGCCGCCGATAGCTTGCCAGAGGGCCGCGCCCGCCGGGAGGTTTTCAACCAGGTTCCAAGCCCTGCGCGGGCTCATTTTCCCAGTCCACAGATCGGCAAGGTCAATGCCGTAAAAGCGCTGGAAGTCTGCCTCAAGCTCGGGCGTATATTCAGCCACCACACCGGGCAGGGCTGTTATTTTCCCATGCCTACCCGCTCACTGATTTTCTCAAGCAGCGCCGCCATTTGGTCAACTGGCACACGGCCATCAGGCAGGGCAATAGTCTTGAATAGCTTCTCAACCGCTTCACTGTCAGGAACTAGAGCATTGAACATGGGCATAATGTCGCCCTTGCTTGCCGCGTACATTAGGCGGAAGTCGTTAAACGCGGCCTTGTCAACATCCCAGGTCACGCCGTTCACGGTTACGGTAATGACGCCGCTAAGTGCTTCGTTAGCTAAGGCCATAGCTTCCTTATCGTCTACCTTTCGTGGCTTGTGATCCTCGGGGGTCTTGGCGTGTAGCTGGTTAGCCATCTCAGCGGTAGTCATGGTAACAGTGGTTTCAGACATTGCAACCTCCATTGGGTAACTGTTAATTCTTGATCCTATTATACAAGAAACGCCACCCACACACTAGGCATGGGCGGCGTTTCCCGAACAACACACAGAAAGGAAATGTCAAACCATCGGCTCAACAACTCAAGGATAGCACAGGGTTACAGCTTGAGTCCATTCTTAATGGCCGGATCGTCCGTGATAAGCGTCACGTTACCGATAATGGTTCCCTTAACGTTAAATGCGGTATCCTCGGTAGCGGACAGCTTATACTCGCTGCGTTCCCCAATCTCAAACCGGGGAATCAAATACATATATTGGTGACCCTCAGACCAAGTGCGCACAGCCAAGGCAACAGACTTGATAGAACGCGCGGACGAAAGGGTTAGCTGCGTTGCAGGCTTGCCGGGTCCACCGCCCGCCGCCAAATCCTCAGACTTCTTGATATCCCACTGGATAGAGAAAGTCGTGAGGGAGGTTTCCAAGGCCACAAACGAAAATTCCGTGTTGGACTCGGTCATAATCGTTTTGTAGATTTCGTGGCCCTGGTGGCCCTTACGCTTATCCGTAGAGTCGTTGGGCGAGAACGTGTATCCGTCTTCAGAGTTCCAGCCCACCTCAACCCAGGGAGAGGGCAGGGCCGCGTCAGCCGCCAGCAAAGCAGTAGGCATAGCGGTTCCGACCGGCGCCATAGAGATAGAGTCATCAACGGAACCAAACTGACGGATAGCGTCAAGGTTAAGCTTCGCGTAGGTCATTGATCAGTCCTTAGTCTCAGGCGTAAAAGCCTTGTTTTCCATGGGGGTAGGGGTTGCCTCATCGTCGATAGCTTCCCCGTAATGTAGAAGTCGCGCGCGTTCGCCCGCTTCTATGACTAGAATCTTGTCACCAACACCGAACGGCCTACCATTGGCCGTGCCGGGGGCTGTTCCAATCATTGGGTATTCCATTAGACCTTTTCTTTCCTGATTTGGTGTTTGAAACCAAGCTCAAACTGCCAACGGATATCATCGGAGCTAACTAGGGGCAGGTAGGTTGCGCTAGACACTTCGTACCGGTGAAAGACTCGGTACGGGCCGATATGGGATAGCGGTTGCCGGATAAGCAGTTCCCTAATCTGCTGCACCATACCTAAACCCTTGCCCTTGGTATCCGCCCAAACCTCACACTGCATATAGACCGTGTCGGTCACTTTGCTTAGCCAACCACCGTTACGGGTGATAACCAAAAAGGCGGGTGGGCGCGGGTTGGGAATTTGCCCATAGGTGGGAAAATCAAGCTTGGCGTTCAGGAACTCGGCTAAAGCTTCCGTGAATCCGTCAAACCCGTTTTCGGTGACTAGGTCAGACTCTACCGGCATTGATTGCCCCAATCAGTGTGCCTTCGCCGTCTTGTTCACGGCGTTTAGCGTCGTAAGATTCGGCCCGGACTTCCGCGCCGTAACGCACAACGCGCTTGTGTCGTTGCTTGACTGTATAGCCGGGTCCGGCGGCGTGGGCGATTTGCCATGCCCGCCGGTTAATGTCTGAAATGATTAGTGGGTGGTGCATTGTTGCCTTTGCGCCTTCCCAATTCAAAATAGTTTTGGTTTTCCAGGGCATTAGTCGCCGCCTTCCAGTCGCCTACATGTCATGAACTGGTGGTCAAGTGCTTTAGAAATACTTTTCACATGGCGCACTTCGTCGATAATTTCCCAGTCGCGCCCGCCGTCTTCGAACCGGACTCGCAACCGTGACTTTTCGATACCTTTAATATGTCCGTCGGTAACTTCCCAGTCGGTTAGCACGTTGGGGGGTAAATAGAGTTTTCTAGTGCCCTGCGTGATCTGTTTGCCGCCAGCACTCAAAGATGCTTCGGTCTGTGACCATACACACACAGATTCACAAAGAACTTCGGACTCTCTAGTGTCCACCATCTGCCCAGACTGCCAGACAGTCTTAGGTTTCAAGATTTGGACTTTCTGTTGCCGTCCACGGCTATATGCGAAAGGAGGTAACATGTCACGTCCAAGACTGAATCTTATAGGGGGCCAGGGTTTCCTTGTCCTTGCTAGTTAGCTGCAACCCGTTACGTTCCCAAGCGATAGACAACTCGCCCGCCTGTTCACGGGTAGCGCCCATCGGGCTAGACATAGCGCCTAAAACAGTGTTGGTAACAATGGACGCGAACGCCGGTAGAGACGGGTACCCATGCTTAACCATCACCCGAACAGAGCGGAAACGCTCAGGAAACGACCCGCTGTATAGCTCGATCATTCCGGCCTGTGACCAACCGTAAAGGTGCGGCTCGATAGTTTTACCGTTGATAGCTAGTGCATCCACAGATAGAACATGGGTTGACGGCAGCTGTAGGGTTGTATGGCCGTTGCCATCCAAGGTCATAACCTCGGTGACAACGGGGGCAACATGCCAACCCAACCAAGCCCTAAGCGCGTTAGTGGCACCGTCGATCAGAACGGGCAGGCGCGGGTCTGCTGCGTGTACAGCGCCGCCGCTAGCTTCCGCAATAACTTCGGGGGTTACAAGCAGGGGAACGTTCACGCCTGCCCGGTCTGACAAACTCATCTAGGGTTTTCCTATTCTGCCTTGGCTAGGGGGCGGTTGCCCCGGCCAGTTTGCTTGGGTGCCTCATCCTCATCGGCGGGGGCCTCATCGGTGGGGGCACTGTCTTCAATGGCCAGGTGGCGCGGGGCGTGGGCGGGGCCGTCAAAGGCGACGCCCTCGACCTGCGCCCCGCCGTCAGGGCCAATCAAACCCAGTTCGAGTGCATCCTCGAACCGGTAGCGGATACCGTTAAAGATAATCATCAGCTCTTCTTCACCACACATAGGCGGTTGGGGCGGTAAATGGCTAGACCGGCGCGGCATTCGGCACGGACGTATACCAAGTTGCGCTGCGCAAAGTCGGCGTGCTGACTAAAGGCGTTAACGTTAATGCCCTTGTAGTCGAGTAACTGAACCTGGTTGAAGTCGCCGATAATCTGAGTACCACGCGGCACTTTGGCCGATTTGATGCGCGGGAGAGCCCAGAGGGTGTTAGGGCCGCGCCCGAACGGGCCTGCGCTGTAGAAACGCTTGTCTGCATCCTGCGCAAGGTCTAGCAGCTCATCGTCTTCAGGGTTGATAAGCACACACTTAATCGTGGTGCCCACGTTCTCTAGCTTGGTTACCGCTTGACGTGCGGCCTTAACAAGGTCAATAGCGCCATCAGTGCCAGCGGTGGCAGTGTAGGTCAGGTTCTGTAGGCCGGTAGTGGCCAGAATGCCAGTCAGCTTGCCGGAGCCGCCCGGGCCGTTCAGAACGTTATCCTCAATCAGGGCGTTCAGGTTGTAGGTTAATTCGCCCTGCATCCAGGTAGCGAACGCGCCCGCGTCTTCTAACATCTGAGTAGACGCAATGAAACCATCGGCCATGGTTACGGCCTTACACTCGGCCATGTTCGTAGCGAAGTCGGAGATAGGCTTCAGGTTGGCCGCGTTATTCGTGGTGGTAGCTTCAGGCACAATAGCAGCGTTCCGGCTAACCCCAGTGATCTGCACATACTCAAAGGCCGGGGTTGCCATCTTGCCGCGCGCGATAACATCCAGTAGGGTTAGCGGCGCGCGGTCGATAGCGTCAACGGTAGGGTAGCGTGCGGGCTGTAGGCGCGCCACCGGGGTTGCAAGCACGTTTGAAGACTTGCGTTCAACCATGAACTCTTCAAGCGAACCCACCTTAACCGGGTCAATAGTCACCGGGGCGCCGGAGCTACCGACACGTGACTTTGCGAAACGCCGGTAGTTTTCAGACTTAACAAACCGGTCAGCCATGCTCAGGCCCTTAACCGATTCGTCCACCGCGCCGTTAGCGGGGGCGGCGGGTTCCTCAGTATTAGCGGCCAGAGAGTCTACAAGGCCCTTGGTTTCTTCCACAGCCTGTACCGCGTTGTAGAGTTCCTTTAGGCGCTCAGCGCCCTTTCGGTATTCTTCTAGGCGTTCCGGGCTGTATTCATTCTGTAGGTCAGCTTCGAGCCCCTTAACCTTTGCGGCTAGCTCGGCGTGCTGCTCCCTTAGCGTCTTTGCCATTTTTAGTTTGTCCTTTAATCAGGTAGTGTCAAGTATTCCTTGACCTGGTTTGCGATTCGCTTCAAAGCCTCGTCGTGCTTAATGCGCCCTGCATCCTCGCTAGACTTGCTATCCGCTTCCCCGCTCGGGGCCTGATTGATTAATGCTTTTAGTTTAGCTACTTCTTCGTTGGTGAACAAATGGGTGTTTGACACTGCTTTAACATCGTCAATGCTAGTATCAGGGTTGCAACCGTGAGGCACAACTGACACTTCTAGCAGGTCTAGTTCGCGTAGTTCATTGGCTTTGATGCCGTTTTCTACCTCAATGGTTGCAGAGTCAAGCACGCGGAACGCGAAGCTCATTTCCGCAACCTGCTTGTTCTTCAGCAACTTATGAACCTGTTTAGCCATGGGGTTATCTGTGTCGATAGTGGCGTCAACCTTGAGGCCGTGGTCGTCCTCTGTACATTTAGCCCACCCAATATAGGCGTTAGGGTCAGCGTCGTTGTGTAGCCACAGTAGGGGAATATCGCAACCCTTAGCCGCCCAATCAGCCAGGGTCTTGGTGAACGCACCCTTAGCCACCACATCCCCGGCATAGTCAGGGGTGCGAGTCCAGGTAGACGCATATCCAGTAAACCCTGCCTGTTCCGGGTTGGCTTTCACGCTTGCCGCGTTCTTGTAAAGAATCTGTGTCATTTTAATTACCACTTTCCACTATTACGTAGCATGTGCAACCGGCCACTTCGTCAGCGCCGCCTGCGGGGTCATGCGGCCATTGCATCCCGTTACTAAATAGTTTACCGGTGCCGACACTTTGCCCATTCATGCGGCGGTGACTAGCGCGCGGGTTAGGGCTTGGCGTGTACCAAGTCTTTTTACCACCCTTGCCGGGCCGGGCTTGCTGTATAGCCTCATTGGCAGTAAATGAACTCAACGCGCCCAGCAACATTGCCGCGCTGCGCTTAGCGCGCTTGTCTGTTTCTGTCTCGCTAAACAGCGTAGCGGTGTCACCGGCATTGTCTAGAGCTTCCTTAATGGCCCTATAGGTAGCATCGTTAACCATACGGGCGCGACTCTTTGACACCGCCGACAAATAACCAATGCACTTTTCTAGAGACCATTCTTTATCGGGGTCAAAGCCCAATGCTTTAGCCGCCTTTGGTCCCATGTCGGCCACGGCCAGCTTGGATAGTTTGAATAGATCGTCGGCTAGTTCTTTAACCCACCTATCTTGTTCCCACCATTCCTCGCTTTTGCTTCCTAGCTTGGCTTGAACACTGCGCCCTTGTCGCGCGTAGAAGTTGGAGAATAGTTCGGCGGCTTTATCTTCCCAGCCACCAATGAGAGTGTTTGCTGCTAACTGGTGTGAGTCGTTTTCTTCTTCCGGTTCAGGGGCGGCTTTAACGGCTGTTTCGGGTAGCTGTTTCTCGTTTTGACTCCCTGAATCGTGTGGGGATGCTTGGCCACCAACAAGGACGTTTAGTGGCGTGACTAGTTCGTCGCCACCCTCGATACTGTTTAGCTCGACCTTTGCGCGCGCTTCGTTTGTGGTTAGGAACGGGCGGCCAGTGGAGGATACAAGCAAACTTGCTTGTTCCTGGAATGAGCCACGCAACTTAACGTCAACATGGGCTTTAATATAGTTGTCGGAGGGCTGTTCAAGCATAGCCACAAGGGGGTTTACAGACTGTTCTAGGGCTGTAATGTATGGCCCTAGGTTGTCCCTATAGAGTGACTGTCTAAACGCTTCCTGGTTGGCGTAGGTGCCCTCACGGATGCCCAGCAACTCTGGCTGGATGTGGTAGGCGGCGCAAACCTCAACGGCAGATAGCTTGCGCGCTTCCAGGTCATCAACTAGGGGAACCTGATAGTTGCGGTCAACCCATTTCATGCCCTCATCTAAAAGCATGGTGCCGCCCGCGCGGTTGTTGCCGCTAGAAAATTGGCGCAAGGACCTAACAAAATTGTTGCGCGCTTCCTGGCTTGGCCATTCCGTTTCACGCTGCACAATGCCTGTATGTGTTGCCGCGTTGCGCATAACCTCATCACGGTATGCTAAAGACTGTTGACTCTGTGAAATGATCTGAGACAGCGTGACAATAGGTGACGTGTAGCCGCGTGACGTTTGGCTATACCCCATGTCGAACAGTACAGTTTTAGGGTCCAGGTCAACGGTTGTTCCATCATTCACGGATACCCGGATAGTTTGCGCACGCTGCAAACCATCGGTAACGATAGTTCCGCGGTATGGGGGTACGCGGACAAGGTTATATTCGCCGGTCTCGGTGCGTTGCACTAGCACGATCCAATAGTCGTACAGCAAATAGTCAACCAGCACCCTATACCAAAACCGGAACGGGGTTAGCCTGTTGCCAGGGTTGCCAAGTACCCTAGCTAGTTCACCGTCACGCACACGTTCGCGCCCGTTATCGGCATTGCGCTTATACACGTATAGCGGGATAGACGCAATGTTGTTGGCGATGAATTCAACCACCATGCGCACGTTAGGTTGGGTGCGCCAAATGTTGGATACGTTAATGCCGTTAGTGGGCTCAAAGCCAATCAACGGTACGGGAGGGTCTACGACATCGAGTACGACGCCGCTACCGTGCCCTACCGTTTCGTTAAGTTCTGCAAGGGTCGAAAAGATCATTTAACACACCTGCACTACACAAGGAAGTGGCACAATGATAGAGCCCAGAATCTCAACCGGGGTTGGGGTTGGGTTCTGTACTGTTGGGGGGATAAGCTGCGAACAGTTGATTAGCGTGATAGCGTGTTTATCAACGCGGCTTAGGGTTCCCCTAATGCTTGCGTCCCCAATGTCTACTGTGACGATTGCCGCGACGTAGCGGCGTAAAGTTCTATACATTTTGCCCTATCATTGTATGGACATATATATCTAAATTAAGTCTAGCACGCCAGACTCATAAATTGAGGTTGTCTTTTTGTTGACATACACCGTTTCTAGCCACCACAAAGCGGCGGTGCAAGCAATTAGGGGCGAGATGTCACGGCTACTGTTGCGCCTATCCCACATCCAACCGTCGCCCGCGTTGCGCTTGACCGCTGCGGAAGCGGCCAGGTCTAACGCTTCCTGCCCACGGTGTGCTAATGGTGTTCGGTCAGGGTTTTCTTTTTCTGCCGCCATAACCCGGTCATAGAACAAGCCACAGCCTAGCGTCACGTCCGAACCTTGCCATTCACGCACCCTTAACCCTGGCACTTTCTTCAAGTGGTCTATTAGTGCCGCTGCGGGGCAACCTTTGGAGTTAACGACCACGTCAACCGGGTTAGCGGGGTCCACCCAGGAAGTGAACCATTCTGGAACCCATTCCTGCCAGTTGCGGCTAGCGCGGCCAGCACATATTTCAACCTGCGGGCGTCCGTCGCTGTTTATGCCCGCTGCGGCCACGTAGGCTAGGTCACGGTCCCAGGAAACGTCCACGGCGAAAACGGCGGGGTTTTCGTCAGGGATAATCCCGGCCATGTCTCGGCACTTGTCCCAAGCGCCGTGCGCGAACGGGCCTTCGTACATGTCTAGCACCCATTGGCATAGGCACTCGGTCCTAAATTCTGCTTCGGGTTGTGCTGTGGCTGTTTTGATAACTGCCGGGTCAATAACCCAACCGATAGCGGGGTTTGCTTCTAGCCAGCCGTCACGGTCCATAATTGACCTGCCGGGCTTAGCTGACCATTCAAATAAGCCCACACTGTCATCGTCTTCTGCACCGTCTTTGACTTGTAGGGTTAGGCCGTTTTCTTTTTCGTCTTCCCTAACTATCCCGTCAGGGTCACCAAGGGCCTTGTGGGCTTGTTTGCGGTAGTGCATTAGGACCGCTGACGAAATGTCGCCCGCGTTGCTTAGGCCCCACACTTGGGCGTTAGGGCGGGCAATAATCGTGTTGGCTACAGCCGCCCAAACCACCCAGTTTGTTTGTTCGCGTAGCTCATCCAGCAACACAAGGTCACTAGACAAACCGCGCCCGGCTTTACGGGTTGCGGCTTTAACTAGATAGGTGCTTGCGGCCAGGTCGCCGGTTGGCCCTTCGCAGGCCACGGTTAGGCTTTTCTTGCCGTTAGTGTTGTTAACGTTCAACACATAGTGTTTCAGTATCGGGTTACTTTCGACAACCTCAACACAGCCAGCCAGCAAGCCCTCGGCTATGGATAGGTCTTGCGCAGTGCCGACAACTGTCGGTTTACGCAAGCCGAACATAAAAAACAAGCTAATTACCTGCGCCACGGTTGACTTGCCGTTCTGTCGCGCAACCAGTAGGAACACGTATTTAAACCGTAACCTGTGGCCGGGGGCGGTCTCTAAAGCCCTAATCAGTAGCGCTTGCTGGAATGGCAATAGCTGCACCCCAAGGATGTTTTCAGCGAAACTAATACACGCATACCCTAGGGTTGTTTCAGGCGTCAAAGGGCGTAACGGGGGCGTACAGATGCGCGGTTCACGGCTACCTTTAGGTCCGTCATACCCGGCTACCTTAAACTTGCACCTGGCCTCAGCTTGGGCCAGGAACTCCCAATAGTACGAACCCTCGGGACTGTTCTTATAGTCTTTAGGTAGCGTTGGGGGTTTCAAAACTGTAAAGCCTTTGCAATGTCGTTTTGTAGCTTGTTCATGCCAGTTCCCTTGCCTTGGCGCTGTCGGCGTTCCCATGATGCGCGCACGTTAGGCGATAAGCCTAGCGATTCACTAATTTTGTTGTAGGCAAGCGTTAGGTCTTTAATGTCGCGGGTAGTGTACGACTCTAGGTCTAGCAGTGCGTCATCAATTTTTGACCCCAAGTCGGTTAGCGCCTGAATCTGCCCGGCGTCAGCGCCGGTTAGCCAGTCTGCGCTAGCAATTGCCGCCTTGGTTTCGCCATATAGTGTTTTACTCATTTGTTTTCTTTCCCCACTGCCGCGACTGGTTGCCAATTGACGGCATAGCCTGTTTACCTGTGCCCTTAATCTTGTTGCACTCTTGGTGCGCTATCTGCAAATTAGCGGGGTCTAGGCGCAACTCGGGGGCGTAAATCCAGGGTTTAATGTGGTCCACACTTGGCGCGTCCCAATCGTTGGGGTTGCGCGTCGTGTAATTAATCGGTTGCCCACACAGTGCACACGTTAGCTTGTTGTAGCGCGCGTTGCGCATAAACTGTTTTTGCACTCGCCGCCAGCGCGAGCCACGAACTTCTTTGCTCATAGCCCACAGTATACAGTTAACCCCCTTGCTTATTAAACGACTGTCTAACAAGTAAGGGGGCCAACACACCCAATCCCCGACGATGCGTTCATTTAGCACCGCCCTTAAGGAAGATACTACACCCTACCGGCGTTTTGGTCTAGGGCGCATTTTGGACTTATACGCCCGTATTTCGGCGGACGCTTTAGCTAGGATGTCTAACAAAATTTTTTCGTTAGACAACTTGCGTTCTTCCAACGGCTTTGACCGACACGCTTCCATGTCTTCAACTGTTTTCTCAACCGTTGCAACAAGGGCCGCGTAAGCTAAAAGCTCATCCTCAACTAGACGCTCGATGTTATCTTCCTTGGCCAGGAACTCGCCGCGTATATCGTCAAAAACTTGTTTAGCGGTGCGGGCCATTTAGAATACCGAAATACGGTTGTTGCGCGTTAGCCACTGCTTTTGGTTGGTTGCTTCAACCAGCAGCAACCACGCGACAGCCAAGCCGATTACTTGAACAATTTCATCCAACAAGTTTCCGCTGTGTTCCTTGTCGTAGGTTAAAGCCCTTGCCACCTCGCCGTATTCTTCCATGAACGCCATGATTTTAGAATATTCAGGCATTAAGGGCGAATCGAACGTATGTTCGCCGTGCTTAGCCTTGGCGCGCTGCCATTCTGCGTAGGTTAGTTCTGCAAGCTTGTCGGCGGTAATCTTAGGGTCAATCACCTTAAGCATGTGGATAGATGCTTGAATAACAGTGCGGAGGTTGTTAGCGGCCACAGTGGGCTTGTACTTGTACCAAACACTGTTCATGTAGGCGTTAAACGCGGCGGTCATGTCCTTTAATGCCGCGAACGTCTTAAACTCGAACTGTGCCTTAGCCAGTTCTTCACCTGCCAGGTTCGGGAACGCCTTTAGGTGGTATTCCTTATCCGGAGTGGATAGCCAAAGGGCTTTAACGGTTGCTTTAAACTGTTCTTCCATTTTCTGTACCTCCATTTGTTTAGAACGCGGGGCTTTGCGGGTTGCCGCCCCAACTGTTCGGGTCGTAGTCGTAGCCGTTGCCGCGCGGTTGGGGCTGATAGCCGCCTTGCTGAGAATGGTTACTGTAGTTGCCGTTAGGGTTGGCCATGACGCGGGCGCAAGCGGTCCGTAGGCTAAGCCCACAGTGATCAACGTTAATGCGCTCATTGGTGCGTTGGTTGCCGTCCTTAGCCGTGTAGAACTCGGTGGTTTTACGGCCAGCCACAACAACGCGGTTGCCCTTGGTTAGGCTTTCGGTAATGTTTTCGGCCATCTTCCCGAACGCTGTGCAAGAGTAATAGCAGGTGCCCACATCCTGCCAGCTACCGTTACGCTGTTCACGGTAGCTAACCGCCACGGTGAAGAAACAGTACGGCTTGCTGTTGCTCTGGCTGAATTTGAGTTCAGGGTCACGGGTGAGGTTGCCCTCAATAATGATATAGTCCACTATCTTTCCTATCTGTATGGTTTGTTATTGCGCATGTGGTCCGTACTTTTCGCTTGTGGTGGGATATACGGTTAGGGTAAACCCGGTCCCGTAGAAGCCGTCGCCGCTGCCATCGAAACTTACTAGGGGGGTGTAGCCGTAATTGCCGTTCACAATTACAAAAATAGTGTAAGTGTCGTGCCCTAGATCTTCCGCATCTTGACTATACTTAGCATAGGCGCCCATGATACGCGCCTGAGCGCTGCCACACGCGAAAGCTTTTTCGATGTAATACCAGTCGTTACCGCAAGCCGTGCACCCCTCATTGCCGTGGGCAACAAGGATGATGCCGTTATCGAGAGTGAAAATAGCTTCCAGTGGGGCATAATCGTCACCGTCAACGACAGTAACGCTGGTTACATATCGCCCGCGTAGAACGTTCGTGTATTCTTCAGCGGTGCTATACTGGTCTAGAACAATGCTGTTACCCATTATTAGTTCTCCTCTTTTGCTGTAAAGACATGTCGATACCACACGCAAGCCATAGGTAATCGCGCAAGGTTATTTGTGTCACGTCAGGGGTGTTGTAGAATTTTTCGACAATGCGCTTTATTGTACCGAACGGAATAATATTTCCGCCCCTATCGGTATAGACGAACCGGTCAATCGAGATTCCAGCCCCGCCAAGGCGAATAAGGAAACCGCGATGGTTTATGCAAAACATTATCTTTCCTTTTCTGTGTGTTTCCATAGTCGTTCGATGCGAGTGTCGAACCAGTTCGTCACCCACGCCATTAATAGTATCGTGAAGAAAACGGCGGTCAAGGAAGAAACAATTAATGAGACCAGCAACACAGTTAGCCAGAATGGGCCTAACCCAACCAGCAAAGCGGCCCCTTTACTAGCGCTAACAGCTAGGGCCGCGCTCATTTGTTCTTCACTTCTTCCAGCAGCATTAGCACCCACACTACAGCCCCCATGAACACGGCCAAGCCGAACCCGATAGGGATAAAAACTAGTGTGGCCGCGAATATGCCACTCATATAAGACACGGCCCCAGCAAGCCACATACTCATAACCTAATCACCGTTTCGTGAATCAACTACAGCCAAAAGCAAATAGGAACCGTAAAAAGCAAGCACGGACAGGGCTATCAAAATACCCATAATCTAGCCGCCACTTCACTACTCGGTTACGTGCAAAAGCACGCAACCAACAATAACGGCGACTAAGGTCAGCAACTTAACGACACACAACATAGCTATTCCTTAGCGCCATCAGCTGCTTGGGTGTCGGCCTCACACTTCTTGCAAACCCGACACTTGCGGCACGACATAAACACCTTAGCCAAGTCAACACCACACACCATCAACGTAACGCAAATAATAGTGGCTAGGGTAAGCCAAAAAGACGGCGTCATTTCTTTTCCTTTCGTTTCTTGTCAGCTTCACGCTTCAGGCGGCGGTCAGTCCACCAAATGCTGACTTCATCCCAGCCATGTTCTAAAGCGCCACAAATAAGGGCGCTACCAATCAGAACACAGAACCAAACAAACGGCGCCGACCAAAGCACCACGGCAAGAGACGCAAACAAGCTCATTTGGTTTCCTCACTTTCTTCTTCTTCTTCGATAATCTCGGCTTCTTCGTAGATAGCCCCACCAACAACCGGGGCGGCGTCGGCTTCGGGCACATCGTTCGGCTTAACCTTAGCTGGTTTGCGTTTACGCTGCATGGGCTTAACCTCAGCCTCGCCAACGGCAATACTTTCTTCCTCAACGCTAGACAAGCCAGCCAAAACTTCAGGCGCCCCGCGCTTACACGCTTCAGACAAAGCGCGCGCGTACAACATTTGTTGCGGGTTAGTTTCGTAGCGCTTATTAGACATGTAACCGGCCTTGCGGGCGCGCTCAATAGTCCACGTGGAAGAGTGAACAATCTCGGAGTTGCGGCGACGCACACACACGGTAACGGCTTTGTCTGTGGCTTCATCAGCCCAAATATCGTAACCAGCGTTCTTAACCAATGCGGCCATAGTTTCCGCGTACATAGCGGGCTTGCCGTTAATCGCGTAAAGCGAGTTAGCGGCGGTAATCGGGTCCATGCCTAAAGCTGCGCCCTTAACGATAGTCACCGCAAGATCGGCGGGGGTTACTTTCCCCCTAGACCAAGACGCGGGCACAAACGATGTAGCGATTAACTTATCAGCTACAGCCTTAGCCGCCAGCAAGGAATTATCAAAGGCGTTAAGGCCGCCTTGCACGGCCAGGGCGCGCGCCTCAAAGCTGTTGTTGTCCGAAACAACAAGACTCTGTTCACTCATTTGCTTAGTCCTTTCTTAACCCAAGAGTTAATATTCTTCACTTGGTCTGCTACGGCCTTAACAGCCAGGAACGCCGCCCAAGCTTCCTTAATTTCGGGGCCACGGTAGAGCGTGGCTTCATGTGGGGTTAGGTGAATAACCCCGATCCGATCAACAGGGATCATTGGGTGTAGCTTGCCGTCAGGCCCCTTGTAGTAGTCGGCGTTGGCATAGGCGGCGCATTGCGCGAAATGCTCTCCATGCACGCTGTTAGACGTTTTCAGGTCAAACAACCAGGTGTCGCCCTCAAACTCGGCGATAAGGTCAGCGGTACCCGCGTAACCGTGTAACGTAGAGGCGACGGGAACCTCAGTGGCGATAACCTCAAAAGACGGGTTATCGTCAAGCCACCTAAGGTAAGCGTCAAGATAGGGTCGGAGCTCGGGGGCTGGTTCGATTTCCTCCCAGTTAACCAACTGCTCAGCCAAACTGTGTACAGCCGTACCCTTACGGGCCTTACTGTCACGGTAACGCCACGGCGCGGCCTTAAGACGGTTAATGAGGTCCCCGCGCGCGTCGCCGCCGCGCACCTCCAAGGTGCGGGCAATGTTTTCGGCCTCATCCACCGCCGCCTCAGCAACCATCTTAGCGGCCCAATACATAAGATAAGGCTTAGGGAAACCAGCCCCAAGAATCGTAGTCACGGACGGGATATTCTCACCGTCCAACGTGTAACGGTGCTTAACTTCGTCAAACTCTAACTTATGTCCCATGTGTGTTCACTCCTTGTTCTGTGCACTATCAATAGGCGCTTCGTAGATACCTAACGCAACCTCCATAGATCGCATTAGTTCCTTTTTCAAGCCCATGATTTCATTTAGTAGTTTCTCGATACGCTTTTCCCGCTTGGTGCGTGGATCAATAGCTTGTGTGGCTTCCAGCTTAGCTAGCCACGCTTCGCGGTTAGTCAGGTGTAGGCGAGTCTCGATAATGTGTGCTAATTCGTCTGGCTTAGGTGTGCGTGGGTTCATGATTTTCTCCCTATATGGCGCTAGTTTACGTAGGGTTGTTGAGGTTCGGCCACCGTGCAACCCGAAAGGGGGTATGCCCTCCAAAAGCCCCATTTGTAAGCACTCGTTTTTCACGGGGCAACGCTTGCAAAGGCCGTTAATTACCTTGTCGGTGTTGATCCGTTCGGTGGAGTCTTCCGGGTAGAACAGGTCCAGGGGTAACCCTTTACATGTGGCTTTGTCTTGCCAGCCGCTACCGCCGATGCGGCTAAACCTGCGTTGCAGCTCGGCTAAGTGTACTTCTAACGCTTCACTGGCTGTCATCATCGCTTGTATCGCCTCGTTCTTTCCTCGCTAAATGTTCTTGCCGGCTTTTTTCGGCTTCTAATGCCTGCAACAATAGGGACATCCAGTAGTTGACGTTAGCAAAATCGGGTCCGCTTAGGAATATGGAATGTGGCTCTTCTAGGTCTGCGCAGTCGTGCATGTTTACTCCTTTCGTGTGTCTTAATTTTATCGGGGTGGAGGGTAAGAATCAACCAACGCGCAAGTGTTACATATAACATTGCACGCATGGGGGCTTTGATATAATTAGGGCATGAAAAACCTATACAACCGCCTGATTATCTGGCTTAATTCTCCCTGCCCAAACAAGGTAGCTAACACCGTGTTCTATGCTGTCGCCTTTGCGGTAATCGTGGCTTGCTTCCTGGCTTTAGTTGGAGTGTTGGCCGGTAAGGACACTGGCAAGACCCAACCAACCCCAACCCCAACCGTTAGCGCGTCCGCGCCGACGCCCACACCCACGCCTACGGCTTCACCTAAGCCCACTGTAGCCACCAGCGCCACCCCAACCAGTATTCCTACCGGCGTGCCCAAGAGCGCCCGTAAGATTTGCTCAGAGTACGGCGAGAAACTGTATCCCGGCGGCTTCTGGTTGCTGAAGAACAAAGCACAGTCCCGCGAATGGCAAGACCCCCAAACCGGCATCATGTACATTAACTACCCCGTGCATGTTTACACGCAAGACGGGATCGAGAAGAAATACATGGACTGCCAGCTGCAACGCGGTGAAGACGGGTTCCTGTATGTGACTAGCTTCCAGCTTCTCTAAGACTGGTTGCAGAGAAAAAGGGTCTAGGTGGAGTTAAGCCTAGACCCTTTTCTCATCCACACGCCTTTGTGTGGGGGCGGCGGCGATTGGGGGAGGAGGTGAAACCCTTTTCGCCGTCGCGTTTATTGTATACACAAACAGTCATGGCCACAAAGGGCGATATGTGCTTCCTTTGCGGCCATGTTGTTTATTCGGGTACTACGTGCGAACCGGCTAGTGCTTGCAGTTTTGCTTTGACTGCTTCCACCTGTGCCGGGTCTACATCCTCACCGCCGCTAGGAACGCCTGTAAGCCGTTTTACGGGGATTTTATTAACGTACCCTACCCAGGGTACCTTATCGGGCTTAATGGCCTCGCTAAGGCGGCTTAGAAGGCGTTCAGGGCGGGTTTCAGGTTCCCGACCCTCAACCGCCTTGTAACACATAACCGCCGCTAGCCCGTTACGGTCTGCTTCCTCAAGGCTCAAGCCCTCACCGACAGCCCACAGCCAGCCGCGCGCATAGGCGCATTGGTCCACGGCGTCACGGTCACCAACCGGAATAGGGGAGCGCTTACACACTTCGCGGATACGGCCCTTGCGTAGCTTTTCAGCCGCCGCCATAAGGTCCCGTGGGGTAACAACCCCATACTGCTTTTCAACGGCCCTACAGACGGCTAACGTAGCGTCCTTAAGCACACCGTCGCTAACGACGTCCCCAAGGACAAGGTGCCACACGCTGACCTTGTCAGCCAGGTTGTCTTCAGGGCCAATCTTAACCAGCCCGCACTCGGTCAACATGGCCAGTGCTGCTGCCACAGCTTGCTTAGAACTCATTTTCGTTTTCCTCCCAGATCGTGTTGTTGTTGTTTTGGTCTTCAGCGGCTTGCATGGCGATAGCCGCGAAACGCTGCATAGTGGATCGGGCGCGGGGCTGGTAGTCGCCGTCCCATAGGCCCTTGTTAAGCCAAGTAGTAGGCATGTGGTAGTAGGCGGGGTTCCAACCGGCCTTGTAGCGTTCTAGGCCCTCCATGATTTCCTCAAAGGTTGCTTCGCCTTTGCGGAGTACTTGTTGCCATTTGGCGTATGCACCTTTTTTGCCAACCCTGCGCGCTTTTGGGAATGCTGCCCAGAACTGTTCGAACTCTGCGCTGTATGTGGCCCGTTTGCGAGTGCTCTTGTTTTCCACAGGCTCTGAAAAGTTATCCACAGGCAAGGGCAAGTTTTCCACAGGTTCAGGCGTTGAAGTGTTGCTAACAAGCTGCAAACGCGGTTTTTTGCCCCTATAAGTTAACTTACTAGATTGTAAGTTATTAGTAACTGACTTATTAGAAGCTAATATATCATCTTTACTAGAGTAAGCTTTATTATCATTAACGTAGGTATCATCTTTACTAATGTAAGAGTTAATACCATCATCTTTACTATTAATATCTATTATGTGCGTTTTTTTGAGTTTTGTCAAGAGCTCTACGCTCACAGCGTAATCAGATTGAGGAAACGTTGAAATTCCAACGATCATACTGTTTAACAAGTTATACACCATGTCGTCCAGGTCACTTTTTTCTTCGAAATTTTTTTGCACGCGTGACATAAGGTTAAAAGTGTTTTGCATCAGTGACATAATGTCGCGCAAACGGCGTACCAAATTATCAGGATCGATCCTGCTAACCAGATCACGCAAACCCTTATCCACCTGCGCAAACGTAGACTTGCGGGAGTTTTCCACAGCCCAGTTAGCACCATCCATAGCCAAGCATGAAATGACAACCGGGCTAGATGCGTCATAAAAGCTTGCAACTACACCGTTAGCGACACGCTCTTGTCCTAGATTGATCCAAGACAAAAACCCGCGCGGGCCAACCAACCCATCAACCGGATCAAACACAATCAGGCCAGCCGCCATTAACTCGAACCCAGCTGCCATGCACTCGCGGTAAGTCAAATCCGGGCACAGAGTGGCCAGCACTTCTTCATCCCAGCGACCCACGCCACAAGCAGACAATCCAGGATGCGCGCAGACGGCCAAATAAAGCAGCTTAGCCCTAACAGATAGGCCCCTGAATTCTGGGCCCGTAAACACGCTCCTAGGCGCCTTAAACAGATCGTTACTCATTCCTGCACTCCCTCAACAGTAGAAACCCAACACAACAAACCCGGCTGGATCGGGTAATCAGCGTAAACCTTGTATGCGTCAACATGGACAATCCGTGAATCCTCACGCAACACACGCGGGCCACTAGACGGGCATAGAGCATCGCCGACAGCACGAACCAGCTTATCCAGATCAGGCTTAACAGCCGGAACCCAAAACCTTGGGCGCTTAGGACGCGGCAAAACAAAAACCAGACGCAACCGCACCGGAGCATCCAACGGAACATCCACGTTAAGGCCCCTGCAAGCCTCATACGCGGCCTTAAACACCAAGGCACGCCACCTAGTAAGGGCAACCCCTTTAGAGTGCCTTAAATGGCCGTTACGCAAAGCCACCATAGAGCCCTGAGACACCGGAACACCCGAAACCCCAAAATAAAAACTAGCCAACCAAAACACCACCCTTACCCAGACGCAAAACTTCAGCACGCAACAGCAAAACGCCGTTAGCGTTCAACGGCACAAACTCGCGCAACTCTCCACGCTCAACCAACTTGATCAAAGACCCGCGCGACGTAGGCGACAACCCCAACAGCTTCAAAGCCTCACGGCGCGTAACAAAGTCAGTACGCTTAGCGCCACGCGGCCATTCATTCAGCCGATCCTCATTCCTGATAGGCATTAACCCAAACCTTTCTATACAACGGGCGTCTAACACTGTACTCATATTTTAACTACACCTTGACTACACCTCAACTACACCTTTTGTACACATGTTCGAGTACTACAAAGCAAAAACCGCGCCATTCCAACGAAAGCCAGAAACACAAACCAGCTGGTCACAGAAAGAGATAAACAACACTAGTCGGATACACAGAAAACGCTTGTAACTCAAGTAAAAAGGCTGTATACTAAGTCCGTTATCTATCAATAGGTAGAGTGGGCTAGTGAATAGCCCCGTAACCAGCTAAACCAAGCGGTTACGGGGCTATTTGTTTGCCTTTTAGTCAGATGTTGTATATGCTCGGGGAGGGGTAAATATCTGCCCACCGCCGACCCGTCTTTGACCTAACAATAGTTCTAAAACCCCCTTGGGGTGATCTTCCCCACACGAATGGGTCACATGGGGCCCTGATTACCCCTGACAAAGTACCTTGGCTTGTTGGGTGGGTCACTTTTTTAGTCAATTCAAGCGTTTTTCCTGATGAAATTGCTTTTTGTCAATAGATTTTTTTGTGGTGTTGCTAACAGACAATTGGTTAAAGACATGACAAACCCAAAATGTGACGTATTCGTGTTGCTAGTGTCACATGTTGTAGCTATTGACATTGTGCTTGTTATGTGTAGTGAACGTTTTAGTGTGTTGTGAGATTAAACATATTGATTTGCAAGCGTTTATGTGTTAGTGATGCGCAAAATGTTTATGCCTATTTTATTAACGCGCGCGCGTGATAACACGAACGTTTGTGGTTGTAAATAGTTTGCGTTCATTTGATTAGTGTGTGTTATGTCACCCTGGTTTAGGTTGCATCTGTGTAGGTGGCGCGGTAGTCTATAGACATGCAAGCGATGTGAATCGCAAGCGCAATAGTCTAAACATTATGTGACTAGCAACACAGTAAATATACTGGCACTGATAGACATGATGCGATAGACTAGAGACATAGCGAGAGACGCTATCAGACACACACAATGGGAGATGCAAACGATGCGCAACAAGATTTTTGAGACTGTGGCCCTTGCCACTGCTACCGCTGGGCTTGCCTACTACCTGCGCCCTGAAATGTCCCAGGTATGGGACGTGATCCTAGAGGCGCCGCGCGACGTTTGGGCTATCGTGACCGGCTACGGGTTGACCGATCAGCCCACCATTTGGCAGGACATTCTGTTTAACAATGGGGCGTGGTGGCTTGCAGGTCTGGCCATGTTCTGGCTAGTGGCCTTGGTCACCTGGCGGGTTGTCCGCATGGTGTACACGCTAGGTCGCGAATGGCTAGCGCGCCGCGCCGCCGTCGAGTTTCCGGACTGGCTACCGGGTAACCACTAAACACAATGTGGCTAAGGCCACATATTAAAAGCTTGAATCTTCCCCATATTTTCTATAGACTCATTACATGAGGCAAGGGAACGGACCTTAAACCTAAATACCGTCCCCACCCAATCACAGATAGGATAAGACAAATGCAAATGGTACGTGACGCTGAGGCTCTGGAAGCTATCGCCAATGAGCAGGGCGTAGACGTGGAAGCTCTAGAATTTCACGGGCGCATGGACGATATCGAGCGCACAGTTAACGACGCACTGGCAGAATTTGCAGGTGAGTTTGACACTGAAGCTATCATTAACCGCGCGTTCGGTTGGTACGTTCCCAGGGGCAAGTACGTTAGCGTCGTGAACCCTGATACGTTCTGGCAGATCGTCGAAGAGTGTGAGCTACCCGCGTTGACCGGTCCCGTACCCGTTAGGATGTGCGCCCTAGCTATTGGCTAGCAATATGGGTGGGGTTGCATCACGTAACCCCACCCTCACAAAAAATATAGACAACACACTGAATGTTAGGACAAAGGAAAATGGAACAGGCACTTACTGGCGACATGTGGGATATTGAGCGGTTCAAAAAAGAGTACTTCGAATTTCTGGCCACGTTTGATAGGCTAACCGACGGCTTAGAGTGGCTAATACCACAAACGCCGGGCTGGTATATGCCACGTCTTGAGGGTGCACCGGAAAAGCCGCGCGATATGTTGCCACGTTTTGATGGCATGGGCTTTGATAGCGCGCTTGCGGTAGCTAGCCTGAAAAAAGCAGAAAAATTTGCGAGTGAGGTGTATTACAATATCCCGCGTCACGAATGGGGAGACGCGGCGCGCCGTTGGGGTTGGCTTAATGGCGAGCTAGGCAGGTTTAACTACCGTTGGCGCATTGAGTGACTTAACTCACTCTCATATTACTTGCTAGCAAGAAAATATACTGATACTATATATACATAACAACAGACAGAAAGGACTCTGAAATCGCACTAGCAAGCCCTCAATTGTGACCTACTACACACTAAAATAACTTGTAAATATGCGGATAGTCCGCTATTATATTTACATGGGCAGGGGATAGGTTAAAAACTAACCCACCCAAACCAACACACACAACAACACAGATAGGACATGTGACATGAAAGACATGCTAGACGAATTCCACACTGCTAACCCGTGGGACGGCTTGGACTGGGACCGCGAAAGCGTCACCTTTGTTCAGGAAGACGCACCCGGCGGTGTAATCGAACTCACGATCACCATTGCCGACGCAGGCGCAGACGGTAGGGTCTACTTTGAAACTGAGGTCAGGCAAGGTGACGTTATTCATACCATGCGCGAGGATGCAGACGCGATTAAGGACCTGCTTCCTAACACGGTTTGGCCCTATGCGTTGGCGAATGGCTACGGTCTCAAAACTTTCAATGCAGACATGGCCCCATACAACGCGCTTACTTCAGTTCTTGACATGTTCGCGTACTCTGAAAAAATGCGAGTGTTCGAACAGATCGAACGCACCATTAGGGACCTTGACAAGCTTTTATACCAAAATTGGGGTGCTTTAAGTCGCGAATTTAAGCTGCACAACCCGCGCGTTGCGCTTTGGGACTTGCACTACTTTTGTAAGAACATTGTTCAATCAGACGCGCGCGGCTGGGAGGGTTACCACCTTTCGAACGCCAATAAGGCGATTTGGCGAGCGCTTGACATTTTCGACGAAATGGACGAAAGTGACAAGGAAGCGCTAGGGGACGGCTTTTTAGACGACTTGCACACGGCGCTAACCCCAATTGAGCAAATCGCTAACGGTGACTACTTTGTGAACTGATTCACGCAGGCATTAAGACACTAGCTTTTTAGCTAGTGTCTTTTTGTGTGTCCGTTTTGTCCGTGGCCATGCCTAGCGCATGGCTTTTTGTGTGTTTGTGCTGTTTGGGCGCAGTTTCGTGTAAGCCGATCTGAGGCCCTAACTTTGTGTCTAGGTATATAGTACTATGCTTGAATTTAAGGCCGTTAGATTGGCTTACAGTGCGTTTTAGGGCAGGGTGTTTTTAGGCAAATTTTCGCATAGCGACACATGCCGCATATATAGGCGCGTAAATGTGTGCTAGTTCACTTGAATTTAGGGCTATTTTTCTTGCTATAGGCGCGTGCGTGCGATAGTATATATACATAAGGGAACAGGAACGGAACCCGATAGGAGGTAACAAAATGGGGCCGTGAGAACACACTAGGACACGTACCACACAATATAGCGGGTGTGAAACGTGGGAAATATCACATTGAGAACTACATAGAGAGACATGTTAGGAACATCACAATGGGAAACTTTAAGACTAAAGACATGACAAATGTCACTTTTTTTGCTGCCGATCGGCGGCAATTTTTGATCCCTAAAAACGCTGTTAACATTTTCGCAAAAGCCTATACCGAAAATGTTAGCGGCCTATATAACCCAGCGGCCTTACGTGAGGCCGCCAAGCGCTTCGACACCTGCAAGGTTGAACTCACCAAGGCGCGCGAACAGATCGGCGCGTGCATCAACGCACTACGCACGCAAGGTTGGAATCCGCGCGATATCCGCGATATCAACGGGCTTAACGCTAGCGAGCAACGCGGATTGCGAGTCTCAGCCGTGCAAAGCGGCGCAACCTGCAACCCGGACACTGCCGCCCAAAAAATCGGCGAAATTTCCGAAAAATACAACAAAGCACTAGAAAACATGCTTGAGGCTTCGTATATCCGGCGGGCCGTCGCTATTGCCGCCTATTACAATACAAAGGCGACTATTAGCGCCTTACATAAAGACTTGAGCGTCAACGACAATAAGTATCTTTATTGGGCTTTGCAGAGCGTAGGTGCTTCGTCAGATCGTATCGGCGTTGAGTGATCCCCCCCCCCCCCCCGACAGTTGCGCCGGGGGACATAGAAAGAAAGAGAGAACAAACAATGACCACAATTAAAGCTTACATGCAGTTCCCCACCAGGCTAGCCGACGGCACGGTTATTCTTAATGATCCCGACGGCCCCGCCTTCCTTAAGAACAACATTATCTCTAGAGTCATGCCTACTACTGGTGCGCTTGCGGGAGTGGAGGTAACCACTAAGCACACAAAGGCGATCCCGACCCGCACCATTGAGATTGACTACGGTCAGCGCGCCCTAGTTCCGCTTGTCACCGCGTGGGCACTACCTGAACTACGTGACCGCGTCCTTGTCCCCGGCCCCGTTGCAGACCGTGGCAGATCGGGCATTATCTACAAGGGACTTGCGCACTTCAAGGGCGGCAAGAACATGATGTTTGGCGGCAAGGCCGCCAACATCACGTTTGATCCGGAGGGCGCGACCGAAATTGTTAATCTCACTCCCCACGCTGTCACTTTCAAGCGTGGCAACATGCCTGACCTAACCGTTGAGTCGTCCGGCGCTGCGCGCGCTGAAGAGGTATTTTCGGATGAACCAGTAGAGACTGTAGACGGCGTTCCCGTCTATGACTTGTCCTACACTGGCAAGATTATCGGTCTACCGGACCAGGTTCCCGGCCGCGTCTACATTGTTTCCATGATTACGGCTCAGGCATTGCTTGCGCTTGGTATTGAACGTAGTGACGTTGTGTCACCTAACTATGTGCCCGCACTCGGTGGCGCGCCGTCCGTTACCTTCCACATTTAAGGGCAACCAGTGAGGAACCTATCGACACGGACACTAGCCAGTATTACCGCCGGGTTGTTCGGTCTAAAGGCGGTGATACAGGAAACAAAAGGCATTCACCCTGCCAAGCGCGGCACTATTCTAAGGGTTATGAATGGGGTGCAAGGCTACGCCGGTTGGTTAGCTGGTGTGGAAGAGGCCCCAACCCAGGCTAGTGATGTAGCCAATGCCAAGGAGTGCCTAGACGCCCTGGCCTTGCTTAAAGCTTTGGCGGGGGAAGACCCTGAAAACATTGCGGCGGTATTTGCGCAAATGGTTGCTAAGCCGCTTGTCCCACTACTGTTGAAAATGGTCGAAACTGAAGAAAGGAGCAACAAGTGAGTGTCCCAACCTGGAAAGAGATTGAATACGAACTATTGGCTGTCGCGGATGCTATCGAACAGACGCCGGGCGTCTCTAAGCGTGCGGCTTCACGTTGGCGGCAAGCTAGCCGTGTTTTGTGTCGTTACTCAGAACCACATGTCTACAGTATGCGTTTCTTAGAGGGCGATTCTTTACTAATAGCATATGACGAAACGTCATATGGCGTATTGCAGGGTTTGTTGAACGCTTTGCCGCCCACCCTTAGCGATCCCGGAAAAATTGCTCACAGCGCTTTTCGTAAGGTGATCGAGCGCGTTATTGAAGATACAGCATTATTGTGGCGCGGGAACCTATCTATCTTGATAGACGGCGTTCGCACTGTAGTTCCTGTTGAGTCCGTATATATCGAGTATGAAAGCGAAAGCGGCAAAGCACCTGAGCCGGCATTGTCTAAGGCGGCGGACGTTATCGAGAAAGAGACGGGCGGGCTATGGAAGAAAGAACAGCAATGACATTTATTACAGGTGAAGAATACGTTTTGGGGCTACATCGTATTGAACGCACCTTAAAGAACCTAGTGGGGAATAATCTTAAGGCCCGTCAGATACGTTTTGTTGAGGCCGCCCTATTTAATGTTAGGCTGTCCCTGGCTATGGGGGCGCTTAAATCAGAATATGATTCACTTGATAAAGCTGTTTATGGCTACGGCCATGCGTGCATGTTGTTTGGGATGGCTACAGCTATAGATAATGTGGAACTTATTAAGGCAACCAAGACCCTAAAAGAATCTATAGGGTTTCGTGTAGATATTCTGCTATCTGACCTCCACAACCCGCCCAGTCTAGAATCACGTATACAAGCAACCAGCCAGGAACAAGAATGAAACCATACAAAGACTATACCGACGCGGTTAACTCGCTAGTTGACCGTATTGTAGGGGTAGCTAATCGCAAGATTAAGAGTAAACAAATACCTTCCACTGACGGTATGTTTATTTGCGCGGAAGCGTTCCAAGCCCGCCAAAATATTGTTGCGTCCCCAACATCGTTTACCGCGCACATCTACTCTTGCGCCTGTGCGAACATCGCCCTTGGGGTGGCTATAACTTTAGACGATAAAGAACTTATCAACGACACGCGGACACTTAAAGATATTCTAGAGTTACATTTCAGAAAGATGCTATTCGAAAAGGAAGAGGGGAAGCATCAGGAATGAGGGTTGATCAAACTTTTGTTGACACTGTCGCCTATAGGGTTAACAACATTATTGACTTAGCTAATGTTAAGGTTGCAACCGGCGTGGTGCTAGGAACCCAAGCTATGTTTTTAGAAATTAAGCTAAGGCGGGCTATGCGCTGCGTTAGCGTGGCGCAACAACAACCAGAAGCAATTGTTGACGCCTACGCTTACCTATCTAGCGCTTATGACCAGGTTTCCCTTATTGTTGGTGATGAATTGTTTAAACAAGTTGAGAGTCTGCAACGTTACGTAGGCTCATACATTAAATGGCAAATACGTATTCAGGAAAACGACAAGGAAGAGTTGACTAATGGTTAAGAATGTGTTGTTTAAGCGTGAGCGCGCCCAGTTGGAAGCAAGTATTGCCCTAGTTAAGGCGAGCCTTAAGGGTAACGGCCTTGACCCTGTTGGGTTTAAAATTGCCACCGGGTATGCTGACTCGCTAAAGGGGCTACTGTTCATGAATGACCTGAACGCGTCTAGGCGGGCCTATGCGCTTAACTTGGCTTGGTTCCTTGCCGGGGCGGCGGTCATGTCTAACGATGCACCCACCATTGAGGCGGCTTACCGTGTGCTTAGCTATGTTGAAAAGCGGCTGTCGTAAGGATAAGGAGAACAACAACAATGGAAACTAAGATTTACAACATTGACTTTACCGGGATAGGGTTTGAGCGGTATGCTTTCCCCAAGGAGGTTGTAGAGACGTTAGACAAGGCAGAGGGCAGTTATACCTTCCTAACTTGCTGTCTGGGTTGTACCCCGGAGGATATCGGCTCTATTGACGGGTATTTCATTAACGTTTTTTGGGACTTCTTTACTTTGACGCCCAAGTCGTGCGAGGATATGCGCAAAACAGATTACAACTTTTTAGCAGAGGAGGGGGGAAAACCATTTTTTGATTCTTGCGGGCGTTCTTTTTCCTGGTTCTTCATTCCAAGCCTTCCTAGAGCAAAAGGCACTGTTTCGCTTTCTTGGGGGCTTGGCGGCCTTCTGCGCGATGTTTGGACGGCGGGTATTCCTTTTTTCGTCTATATCTTTACGGATAATGCAGACACGCTGGTATTGCTTAGCTCAGGATTACCCAAGGGCGGGGCGCGTAAGGTAAATGAAGTCGCCCAACCCGCACCCAAGCCCAAGCCGCTGGAATGGTTGACCGATGAACAGTACGAAATTCTTGCACTACGGTTAGAGCTATTGCGGCGCGATTTTGAGGAATGGTGCGACACCGAAAGTTTGTGCTACCAAAGGGAACTGTTCGGAAATTCCGAAAAGTTCATTACCGCCTGCCACGACGGAACGCTACTAGACAGCACCTCAAACCCTATGGAGTATCAGGTTTTGCGGTCTCAGCGTCGGAGTGTTTTAGGGTTGCAGGGGTTAGGTTATATGTGTGATTATCCGGCTAAAGCTGAGAAAATTCTTAACATGCTTAAGCCTTACCTTGACGCCGTGTACGACCTGCCTACACCGGTTACGGAATTTAAGGCCACGGTTAAAGTTGAAGTTAATGAGGGAGATTCAAACAATGAGTGAGGATAAGGTGTCTGTTGACCCGGGCAAGCAAGCCCTGCTTGACTTGGGTATTATGGATGAAACACCGCTTGAAACCATTGAGCGTGTATTCATCGCTAAGAACAGTGAATACGGGGATAGCTGGTGTAAGCGTGGTGAGCTTGCGTTTGTGGCGAGCATGGCGCGCAAGGTTGACCGGCTAGAGACCTGCACGCCGGGCACCGTGGGCGCGTTTGATACCAAGTTGGACCTGGTGGCCTACCTGGCACTATATAACGTCTTGTTAAAGGGGAATACTAGCGAACAATGTACAACCGAAACGCTATTCAAAGAATTTGTTCACACGGCGGCCCGCGTGGTTTACGATCCGACATGGCCATCAGATTCTTATCTTGTTAAAGAGATTGTATGTAAGTACGGGATTTTTTACCTAGCTAGCGTGAGGCGTGAAGTCAGGTCCCACCCTGAACGCTACGACATTAAAGCGATTTACCCTTACTCTAGTGGCGACCCATCCACCATTGAGAATTTGGCGTTCGCTTGGGCGCAAGGTACTTTGCAAATGGCTTGGATGCTGTATCGCCGCGAACATGAAGCCATCAAGGCTTTATGTGAGTAGCGCCACGCTCATAAATGTTGTTTACGCACTGATGGGGATATAGGATACAAACATGAAACACGTCAATCAAGCCGAAATTGTGGCATTAAACCTATCTGTTTGCGCACCTACCTACAGCAAGGAATGGGGGTCGGGTGTAGGCTCGGGCTCCATTAACCCCTTATCTAACGTTAGTGACGATCTGCGGGAAGTCGCCGCCGGAAAGCGCACGCTAGATGCGGACATTATGATTAGGGCGCTTCGCGGCTTTGCAAAGACCATCCCGTTCATGTTTGCTGAGGGCGACAACATTCCCGGCCCATACAAGCTGCTATGGGATGTGCGCGAACTAGCGGACAACCTAACCGTAGCTGAAATGCGTGAGCTACAACGGCCCATCCGCGACGGTAGCAAAAAAATGCACTGCACATACTGCAAGGTAAGGTCACAGCCAGTAACGTTGACAGTTCACACCGGCGCAAACACTCGAACAACCATTGACTATGACGCCATCCGTTGGGAGTGGCGCGGAATTAAGCAAGCCACACCTAACTATATGCAAGCCCTAGAGGCGACGCTAGCGAAAAACTATAACATCGAGTCTTGCACTTATCGAGACCTACTGCATATCCTACGGCCCGATGTCAACGGCGAACAATTCCGTGAGATTCAGCGCCCATTCATTGAGGCCGCGCTCATCTCCCAAAAACTAGAATGGGATGCTAGGGGGAACTAATGCTGTACTCTATTGAGGAAATTAACCAAGCCCTACTCGCTACCTATACCTTGCATGTGCAAGAAACCACGGGGCCAGTAGACGCGAACGTTATCGGTCACCTTGGTAATATCATTCACTATGTGAACTCGTTTGAGTGCGCGGCGTGTGTTGTAGATCGATACAGCGCCTTCAGGTCTGATATCGTTAGCAACCTGCGAGATGCCCTAGACTCTCTGAAGTCGTTGTCAGAGATTCTAGGGGGAAAACACCGGCTAGTGCGTACCGCTGCCCTAGCTATCGGGGCGGCGCAAGATCAAGACTGCAACGACATGACGCTAGGCTATGATGAATTTTTCAACATTGAGGTAGACGAAACCGGCAATGTTGTTTCTGTCGCTAACGGAACCGCCAAGGTTCTTTTTGCGCTTGAATACCGGCTGTCAAAGTATGGCCGGTGGGATGCGCAACTAACCTGGCTTGGCGCGTACGCTAAACCGGTTAAAGGCAACATTACCCTAGCGGACATTGCCGACTTACTGTGTGAGCCGAACGGCCCCGAACTGTTCTTTAGGTCATACAAGGCCGCTGAGCAAATCATGGAAATGCTAGAGCCATTCGAAACCAAAGCGCTAGAGCCACTATCAAAGCTAAGCTAGACTAAGCCGGTTTAGTCCGTCTGCGATAGCGTCCGCGAACACGTCACGTGGCGCCCCGATAGGATGAATCATGTCGGGGCGCCCACCTGTAGGGTTACACGTGGCTGTGCTGTCCATGAACTTAGCGCTGTAGCCGTCATTCCTTAACCCGAACCATTCGGGGCTGAAAGCCCTAAAATCAACCCAAGAATCATACAGTGTAGTGTCTGCCTTGAGCTGCGAGTCTACGTCAAGGATGCGCTTGTTCATTTCAACGTTTTCTTGAGCCGTGGCCTTGTCGCCGCGCGGGATAGTCCCACACAAAACAACATAATCCCACTTTTGAGAGGCGCGGCGCGCGGCGATATAGGCTTTAGCGTCGGCCACGGTTTTAGCCACCGTAGCGCCCTCAACGAAAATAGAGTTAGTGGTCTCACCGGTAACAAGGATATTCTTTTTACCGTCACGCCACAGCCCTTGAACGTCGGTTGCGTTTTTAGTCATGTCAGCCCAGGTCTGGCCGGGGATGGCGCAGTTGCCGACGTTAGCGCCGGTAGACTGGATCAGGTTTTTAAAGCCTGCAACATCTTGGATACCGGGCGCAACCCAGCGGGCGAAAAGTGAATTGGCGTCCACCACTATATTGGTGGTCTCGTCGAAACCCGCCGACCTGGCAGGGCCATTGGTTTTGTTGGCCAGCCCTGCCAGGATCATTGCTAGTAGTTCATATCCGCCAGCCATTAGGCAAACTCCCCGGTAGCTTTCCAGTCCTTGATATTCAGGTTGGTCCAGCTATCAATTCGGCTATAGAGCGCTTTCTCGTTGGCTCCAAGCGGCTGTGGCTGTAGAGTGCCTAGCATGGTCCAGGTGTCCTTGCCAGCCTGTTTCAGGTAGTAGGTGCAGTTTGTACCGTCATACTTGAAGCGCAGGGAATCGCCAACCGTTGCCTTGATTCCGGCGTTACTGACAGGAACACCGTTGCCGCTCAGCTCATAAACCATGTTCGGGTTAACGGAGAGTGACATTAGCTTCCCGTTATAGGGGGAACCAAACAAGCCGAAAACGTATTGACCTCTATCGCTTGTGATAGTTGCTTCAACCACAAAGGGCGCGCCTAGTTTAAACTGTGTGCGCCCGGTCTGCGAAAGTGGCCCGCTCTTAGTCTTGGCTTTCTCAGTTTCTGAGGCTTCCTCAGTGTAGGCCCACCAGTCGCCAGCGTTGCTTTTGCTGTCTGGCAACAAGGCTTGCACGTTGTGAGTTAGATTAATGGTAAGCCCGTCAGCGCTGGAGCCAGTAACATTATTGACTACCAATTTGTAGCCGCTTTTTTCGGCGGACCAGCCATTATCAACTAGTTTTGGGATAACAGACTTCATTGGGGGCAGGGTAGACAGTAGTTCGTTAATGTTGTCAAGGTCACCGGCAGAATACCCTTGCCAGCCAGAACCGGTCTTAATAAATACCAAATAAACGACGGAACCAACGTTGCTGGTTAGCTCAGGCGGGGCCGGAACCCAAGTAATGTTATCGGGGTGGGTTAGGTCAACAATACCCGGCTTAGACTTGGTTAGGATCACGGTTTGCACATTAGCGGCGGGCGCAAGGGAATACGTGTGGGTGTCGCTAATGTCGATCGTCTGTTCATTGCTACCCATAGCCCCCGATTTGAGAGCGTCCAGCTTCCGGTTAAGTTCGTCCAGCTGTTCCTTGGTCAGCGAACCGGGGTCACCCTTGGGTCCGGGTAAGCCCTGTTCACCCTGCGCGCCCTGTGGGCCTTGCGGGCCAGGGTCACCTTTAGGGCCACGTTCGCCAGGGTCACCCTTAGGACCCGGCGCACCACTGCCAGACGTGGGAATAGAATTGCGAACAGCGATTATATCTTCAGCGTTTTTCCTGGCCAGGGCCTCAACCTCACTAGCCTTACTCAAAGCAGAGTCGGCTTTACCTGAAACAGTCTCAACGGTTCCGCTTAAAGTCTCTGCCTTGAGGGTTGCCTGTTCGGCTTTGCTGGTTGCGGCCTCAGCTTTACTAGTTGCCGACGTGACCGCCTGATTAAGGGCGGGTAGCTGCGTTGCTACATTATCCAGGGCCGCTAGCTTGCTTAAAATGTCAGGTGGGATAGACACGTTTTCGTCACCGCTATTCTGTAAATTGTTTAGGTCATAGACGCCGCCCTGTTTCAGGAAAACGTCAAACTCCAACACTTCACTAAGTGTTTCAACAAGCACATGGTAAGCCCACTTGCTGCTTGGGGTCACGCCGGGACCTAACCCCACTAAGTCAATGTAGGGGTTGCCTTTACTGTCGCCAATTGCCCCACTGTCGTTAATGTAGGCGGTTTCACTACCACCAAAGAAAACAGCCCCATTGTCTGTTTTGGCTACACCCTCAACAGTGGGGGTGAAAGTGATTCGGCCCCGGCGGCCCTGCAAGCCGGGGTTTGCAAAACGACCGATTACGCGGGCATAGGGTGCCGCCGGGGCTTCAATCATTCTTCCTTTTCCTTATCTTCCTCAAGCTTTTCGATTCGCTCGAACAGTCTTGCGTGTGTAGAGTGGCTGTTGCCTTGCGTTGCCGCTAGACGTTCGTCTAATGTGGCTATTCTTCGATCTATTGTGCCCATGCGGTCGGCCAGCTCAGAAAATCGTTCAGCGTTTTTTAAATCCGCCCTATCAGTACGCGCTTCATTTTCCTTGTTAAGCTCAGTAATCATATCCATCACCGCCGCTTGCATTTCGGCAACCTGCGTCACATCGTCACGTAAGTTGGTTGAATGGTGGTTGGTCACCTGTTCGCGCGTATCTTCAATGGCCGCTTGCATGTGGCTTATTTGTGCGGCTTGTCTTTTGTTTCGCCGCCTACCCAAGTAACCAGTGACACCGGTTACTGTTAACGCTGAAACGAACGCGGTTAGCAGCGTTGCTAGCGCGTTGATTCCCTCGGCTGAGTTGATCGGGGCGAGAGGGGCGGCGGCTAAAGGGATCAATGCCGCCCCTAATGCACCAATCAACATTGTTAGCCCTCGCTGTTCTCTGAAACCTCGGGGGTTTCGGCTCCCTGCCTATGCTTAGGGAAGATAGGCTTAGTGAACGGCGTGTGCCAGGAAGAGCACAGAGCCGACACTAGACCGCATAGGATAGCGAACGACTCGGGGGTTAGCAAAGCCTGCAACCCGTGCGTGTCAACACCATATGCACCTAACACCACCAAAACGGCGACAATTAGGCGATACAGTGCGGCGCGCTTATCCTGAGTAAACAGTTCTTCACGATGCTTAGTCATTATGCACACACCCTCCCGGCGTTTAGCTCACGCTGAATTGCCTTACCGGTTTCAACACCTGCGTAACCATCAACGGTAACACCTAGCTTAGACTGCCATGCCTTAACAGTGTCGGGGCCTAGAATACCGTCAGCTTCAACACCAAGGCGGCGCTGAACTTCTTCAACCAGTAGCGAACCGCCGCCATCGTATTCAATAGCGGTGAAACATTCCAGGTTGTCTTCGTTTTCCTCATCCTGGCCGCTGATAACCCCATCGATAGAGTGACCAAGCAGTAGCTGCATACGCCCAATACTGTCATTGCCTAACCAACCGTCAACAACAAGCGTACCGTCCTTGTTGGTGGAACGAACAGGGTTAGGGGTAGCGGTAGGGGTAATGCCGGTTCCGGTGTATGCGGGCCTAATAATGGCGCAAATATCGTCCCAGTCACGGGTGCGACGATACACACCACCACCGTTAGACTGTGAACCAGCATTACCGCTAGAGGTGTTACCCTCGATAGTGGCCACATAATCAGGGTATGCCGCCGCCAAGAATCCGGTATGGTCTGCCACGCCGTCATTGTCCCAGTCAAAACATAGGACGTCACCGGGTAGTGCGTCATCAGGGCTAACCAGTCGCCCAACGGCGCGGGCGTCACGGATCATCCAGGGCACGTAGGCGTACACCTGGCCGTTGCCAAGTAGGCTGGTGCCCGCTTCCGCAAGAATGTTAGAAACGAACATTGCACAGAAAGGCACGCCACTAGAGGCAAAGTAGGCTGAGTGGGTTTTCTGAGCGTACCAACGCCCATACTTGGACCCTTCTAGGGCGTCATCCCAACGGCTATAGCCCACCTCATCGGCGGCATACCTTAGAACATCTGCTGCGGTAGTCACTGTGCAACACCTCCCACAAAATGATCATAAACATTGTTAGCGGCCTGAATATGGATGTCGCTAACGTCAATGGGGACAACATTGTTAGGGCCGTCCCCGAACTCGGGCATACCCTGCATGGCCGCGATTTCGTCATCAATACTAGTCATACTAAACATTATACAACGCCCCTTGTCAGATGTTCCACGTAATGGAAGCGTAGTAGTCGCCGGGCGGGAATTTACCGCCGCCACTACCTGCAACTACCTGTAGATTGTCGCGCACAACGCGCAAGGAGAAGTTGCCGACCTTTTCAATGAACCCAACGGCGGTGCCATCTCCCTTGATTGAGATTAGGGGGTTAAGTTTCGCCACTGTCATTATCTGCCCGCTAGAGAAACTTTGCTGCGAACCAGTCAAACGAAAGTCGGCGTGGATCATTGCGCCGTTGCGTTCCACACGCACATAATACAAAGTCCACCCGCTTTGCACTGTTAGCCCACCGTTAGGGAGTTTCTGTCGAACCCCACCCAGCACGATTGCGCGCCGGTTAACGATAGTTACGGCCACCCGGTCGCCCTCAATTGCGGTGCCTAGAATCTCCACCCCATCGGACAACACGCCGCCACCATCCAAGGTTACCGTTGCGGGCTCGACACTATCCAGCACACCCCAACGTAGTTGCATAGCCGCGTCAACCTTAGCGGACAATTCAGCTAGGGTTTCAACCAGAGTTGAAAGGTCAGTCGGCATCGTGATTACCTCAATTTCTTTTAGGGTCGTATCAACCAGAGCGGTTGGGTCTAGAGTGTATTTAATTTCCTGGATAGTGGCCTTAGCCCTGTGGCCTTGCGAGTCAAACAAGACAACCTGGTTAGGGTCCAGGGCTAGGGGCGCGTTCTTAATGTCAATCTTGCCGACAGGTGCGGAAAGCTCTTGCAACTTGCGTTGTGCTTTAGCAAACAAGGTGCCTGTACTGTCTGCCTCAATCCCGGTCTCTGTGTGGGTGATCCAGCGTCCCCGCGACTGGTAGGAGTAGGGAGAATCAGGGTTTTCATTGCGGGCAATACCGGTGAGAACATGTTTATCTTCGTTATCGCCGCCACCGCCCGCCGCGTTACCAACAAGCACAACCTGGTTAGGGACACCAAGAATGTCTTGCTCACGTGTCCATTCTGCCGTATGGATACAGTTTGCACCCTCAACGAACATCCACGAAATGCCGCGATCTTCCGGGAGAGTGTAGGGGGTGATACAGAACGCGCCGGAACCATCCGTATAGAGACCCCAATAATTGATAGCGTCTAGTAGGTCGTTAATTATTTTAAGGTAGCTGGTTCCAGCGTCCCACACCATAGCGGAGCGCAAATACTTTTGTTTGTCGGTTGCGACAATGTTAGTTTCACCCTGCGCTTCAATCAGACTTTTAACCAGAGGTACAACCGCCGTGTTGGCCGCGACACTATAGGGGTATTGTGTGCATGACTCGCTCAAAATAGCGAGCTTGCCTAATAGCTCAACACTGATAGTGGTTTGTGCGTCTGTGTAGCTTCGCTTCGGGGAGGAATATAGGAACACGCCCAAAGGCCACGTATACCCGTTGACTGTTGCGTCAATGCGTACACGCTCGCTAGCAAAGTTAATGCCCTGCCCTGTGTCGGCTATCTCAAGTGATGCGGACGTCCTTAACTGCGTGTTTGCAGACACAGACACGCTACCGCTAAGTACTTCTGTTAGCTCACCGATTTCATGTTCGAGTCGGCTAAGCCGGGTAATCGTATACCTAGTTACCCGGTGCCCAGCCCAATCAACGCTGTTAATGTCCATGCGGCGCTTCAACCTCGGTTACATCAAAACTAATATTCCATGCGCCGTTAACGTCACGGGGCAAACTAATTTCACCCAGAGACACCCACATTCGGCGCCCCATCGGGTCACGGTACAGCATAACCTGCGGGGTTAACGCTAGTTTCTCTAGGTCTATTAGGCTTTGGTATTCTTCGTCTCGCACGTCGGCGGTTACTGAGATTGACCGCTCATATTCACGGCCAGCAAACAGCACGCCTTTATCCCTACCCGCGAACCGCTGCACTTTGCGATTCACCAATCCAGCTTTGAGCGTGTGTTTAGGTTCCCAAGGGAACGCCACGCCAGGGCTTGCGCCGTCTGAAACCCAGATAGCTTGCGAGTCTGCGCTAACCACATAGTCAGTGTGCGCGGAAGAGGGTAGGTCACTAATGGCTTCTACCCGGTAGAGCGTATCCCCATTAGAAAGGGCCGTGTAGTCCGTGTAGGTTGTGTCCAGCGGAACAAGGGCGGCGAGCACTTCCCACGTGTTGCCGCCGTCACGGCTACACCAAACAGTGTTTGTCACAGCCGCCACATTATCGGCGCTTGTGGGTTGCGGGTTGCTAATAGTGAGGTTAACACACCCGTTAGTTTCATCCCATTTGCCAGCGGCCACCGGCGCTAGTGGCATTGCGTACTCTACTTGGAACGCCGCCTCGGCTACGTTCGACCATAGCCCAGCGCTAGACTTGGCGCGTAACGCCACGCGCCAGCGACTACCGTTCGGGAGAGGGGTTGCGAACTGTAGCTTCGCGTCAGCCGTTTCGCTGGTTTGGGTTTCAACCAGGTTCCCGTTAGTGTCATACAGTTTGCCTTCGGCGGCTACCTGTGTTGCACCCGATGTTGTGATGAAACGCCATGTTAGGTTTAGGCGTGAGGTTTTCACCACCGGAGCGCCCAATACGGCGAACCCTAGCAGCACGCTAGGTGGCGTGTCTACGTTAATGTTAGACACATCCGACCAAGGAGAGGCCCCAGGTTCTTCACCTGGTTTAAACAAGCCCCACGTGCGCCCCTGCCACTCCCAGCGCCCCACGGCAAGCAAAGGCAGGTTGGTTGTTTGAGTAGCGCCAACCGAAACCGTTTCCCAATTGGTGCCACCAATAACCCTATAGCGCACTTCAGCCTTTTCTTGCTCTGAAGTATCCCTTGAGTTATGTTGCCATGCTAGGGGAATGTTTGTGGGCGCAACGGTTTCGTTAGGCCCCACAATAGTTGGCGCCGCTGGTGGTTGCAGCGGGGGGAGCGTGTTTGACTGAGTATAGGGCGACACCTGCGCCTTGCCGGGGGATGCTAACGCCACACCCCACGACATTTCCCCGGTGGGGGCGGGTAGAGTAACAAACTTTGTCCCCGCCCCATACTCGGTTTCAGCGTCGCCTTGCTTGACAAGCACGACCGGCTCATACCCTAACCTGTTTACCCAGGTCAGGTAGACGCCGCCGTCTCGACTGTACTTAACATTCACACCGGTTGGTGCATCAATGGGCATATAGAGCGGATCGGCGGCAGGGATACGGTCAGATACGCCTACTGTGTTCCAGGTATGCACATAGTAGGTGTAGCGTTCGTTGCGGGCCGCTGCATTATCCGTCCAGCTAGTGGGTTTGCCTTGCAGTGTGGCTACACGAACTAGTTTCCCGTCGGACCCTTGACGCTCGATACCCACCGCAAGGACCGGTTTAACGCTAGTGTCATTGTTAACCCACGTCACATAGGGGCGCCCCTTGACAAGGACGGCCTTAACATTGCTTGGCCCGCTTGGGCCTTGAATAGGGGTAGCCGGGGTACCGCCACCGCTTGTTGCGCCGCTAACCTGCACCGTGTGCGTGTACGAAACAGTAGGGTTGCCACCATTCCAGATCGGACCCACGCTAGCGTTAAACGTATAGCTTTTAGTTCCGTTAACCGCCACCGTGATTGAACGTGAACCAATCTCACGCGTCACAGACCCGTTGTAGGGGCTAGAAAAACTAAACGGGATATCGGCACTAATAGCACCCGTAGCGTGTAGCGTGGAACTAAAGTTATGTCCATACCCGTCGCTTGAAACAAAATAGCGGGCGGTGAGCGTAACTGTCTTGGTGTTTGCGGTCACCGTCGCCGGGGACTGTGACACGTTCACGCCGACAAACAAATATCCACTTGCCGGGCTCCATTTAGCCATGTTCTACCTTACCCCTAGAATTTCGTTGATCTTACGTTTTGAAACGGCGGCGTTAGTTGGCGCTTCCCTCACGTCTAGGTAGGCGTCCATGTCCTTACCGCCCACGTTCAGAGTCACCGACAAGCCGTTAAGGGCC